CGATCGCGGGCATCCGGAAGGAACTGGCCCGGTATCCGTTCCTGCGGTTCGCGTTCCCGACGATGGCCGCGCTCGGCCAGAACGCCGCACAGATCATCTCCGGTGCGGTCGACACGACCGGGCGGCCGATGTTCCCGTGGACGTTCGGCGGACCGCAGAACGCTCAGGGTGTCGCCGGGATGGGTGGCTATCTGATCGACAATCTGCTGTTTGTGCCCGCGTGGTCGATCAGCGGTGTCGCGGCCGGTGACAGCCAGATCCTCATCCTGAACCAGTCCGATGCCTGGGTGTGGGAGTCGCCGTTGCTGACGTTCCGGTTCGAGGAGAAGTCCGGCCCGGCCAACATCGAGCTCGCCCTGTTCGGGTACTTCGCGACGCATCTGCTGCGCCCGGTCGGGTTGTCCGGCATCCGGCTGACCTGATCGGCCGATCGATGCCGCGCGCAAGAAAGTCGGCCACAACGCCCCGGCGCCGGGCCACTGCCCGGCCGCCGGCGGACGTTCAGGCCGCACCAGACGCTGAGCCGGGAACTCCCGACCCCGGCTCAGCCCAACACCCGGGATCCGAAGAGGTGCAGGTCATCCTCCCCGCGGCGGACGAACCGGTCCGCCGCGGCGGCCATATCCTCACCGACCAAGGCTGGGTCGTCGAAGACGGCAGCCCGGTCCACCATGTCGGCGTCGACGTCGACGTCGAGGACCAGCAGCCGGACGACCCGGCCGAGGACGAGGAGTAACCCATGGCGGCTATCACACTTCAGCAGGTCCCGGTCGGCGGGCTCGATCTCGGCGCCCTGGCCGCGGCCAGCGGCGGCGGTGACACCGTGCAGGTGACCGCGCACGAGACCGCCGGCTGGGACAGCGCGCCGGCGGTGTTCATCGCCCGCAATGGCGATGCCGCATCCAAGACGATCACGGTCGACGGCAACGCGAAGGCGGTCGCGGCGGGCGCGATCGGTGTCTGGCCGCTGAAGACCGGGTACGGCGGCAAGAACATCGCCGTCACCTACTCAGCCGTCACCAGCGTGACGGTGGGCGCATTCCAGCTGCCCTGACCCGGCGTACCGATTCGAGCGAGAAGGGAGGTGACGGTGGATGCCCTGGGCACCCGACTACGTGACGTTGCCCGAGATGAAGTCCTATCTACGGCTCACGGGCACAGCAGACGACGTTGAACTCGCGTTGGACATCACTGCCGCCTCCCGCGCGGTCGATAGCACGACTTACCGACAGTTCGGGCAGGTCGCCGCGGCCGAGGCGCGGATCTACACCGCGCGCTGGAGTGACACGCTGTGCCGCTGGGTCATCGTGGTCGACGACCTGATGGATCAGACCGGGCTGACAGTCGCGATCGCGGCGGGGCCGATCACGCTGTACACGCTGAACCCGGCGAACGCCGCGCAGCGTGCCCGGCCGTGGACCCGGATCGTGGTCAGCGACGTGTCGACGGTGAAGCCAAAGGGCGAGGCCGGCGAGGTCACCGTGACCGGCAAGTGGGGCTGGACCGCCGTACCGGACACGGTCAAGCTCGCGACGAAGCTGCAATCGTCCCGGTTCTTCAAGCGGCGCGACGCCCCGTTCGGGATCGCCGGATCACCCGACACCGGCAGCGAGATGCGGCTGCTGGCGAAGGTCGACCCCGACCTGGCGGTCGCGCTGAAGCCCTACATCCGGTGGCTCCGGGTCAGGCAGACGGTGGGCTGATGAACCTCCAGAACGTGATGGAGCAGATCGCGGCCCGGGCCGCGACGATCGCCGAGCTGCAGCAGGTCAACGACCGGCCGGTCGACTCGATCAGCCCGCCGACCGCCATGGTCGCCTGGCCCGAACTCGTCCAGTACGACGTCACCTACGCCCGCGGCTGCGACCGGATCACTCTGCCATTCCTGGTCATCGTCGGCCGGAGCAACGACCGGGCCGCGCGTGACCAGATGGCCCGGCACGTCGACGGCTCCGGGCCGGCCTCGGTCAAGCAGGTGCTCGAGGCCGATCCGGCGTACGCCGGGTTCACCTGCCGCGTGACACAGGTGGAGTTCGACGTGATCACGCAGAACGGCGTCGACTACCTGGGCGCCGACTTCACACTCGACATCGTTGGAGACGGAGCACCCTGATGGGAGCACTGGCAGCAACCACACCGGTCAACTCGGGCACCACGACGCCGGGCGCGGCCGTGGCGGCCACGGACACGATCGCCCGGTCGATCATGGGACCGAAGGGCGTGTACCTGGAGATCCTCAACGGCAACGCCGCGGTGGACAACGTGACGATCTCCGACCACGGGTCGACGCCGGCGGGGAACCCGCTGACCGGCAACCAGATCAGCGCATCGGTCACGAACGGCACGAACAAGGTCTTCCACATCAAGCCGGACCAGGTGAACCCGGCGACCCAGCTGGTCACCGTCACCCACTCGGTCCAGACCACCGTCACCTACAAGCTCTACCCGGTCGGCTAAGGAGACCCCGATGGCGTTCGTCCACGGCAAGAACACGTTCATCTCGCTCAACGGCAGCGACCTGTCCGCCTTCGCCAACACCAGCGAGCTCGGCCGGACGTCGGACAAGCACGACGTCACCACGTACGGCAAGAACAGCCACGTCTACGCCGGTGGCCTGCTCGACGGGGCGGCCACCATGGGCGGCGTCTACGACAACACCGCATCCGGGCCGCGCGACATCATCGAGCCGCTGATCGGGACCGTCGTCACGCTGATCCGCCGGCCCGAAGGCACCGGCTCCGGCCGGCCGCAGGACTCGGTCGCTGTGCTCGTCGAGGAGTACGTCGAGACCAATCCCGTCGCTGACATGGTCACCTGGTCCTGCAAGATGCAGTGCAGCGACGAGGTCACCTCCACGGACCAGGCATAGGAGCCCGGGATGGACGACGACCTCAAGGCCAGGCTGCTCAAGCCGCGGCTGTCCGAAGAGACCCTCGAGATCGACGGGATCGGCGAGATCCGGGTACGCGGCCTGTCCCGCGGCGAGGTGTTCGCGGCGCAGAAGACGACCAAGGGCGACGTCATGGCGATGGAGCGCCGGGTGGTGTCTCTGGGGATGGTCGACCCGCCGATGACCGAGCACGAGGTCGAGCAGTGGCAGCGGAACTCTCCGGCGGGCGAGATGGAGGCCGTGAGCGTCAAGATCAACGAGCTCTCGGGTCTGACCAAGACCGCTGAGAAGGCGGCGTACGCCGAGTTTCGAGACGAACCCGGACCTGGAGTTCGAGATGTTCCTGGCCCAGAAGCTGGCGATGACAGTGGCGCAACTGCGGGAGCAGATGACCAGTGACGAGTTCGCGCGGTGGGGCGTGTACTACGCCCGCATCGCGCAACGGGTCGAGCTCGAGCGGCTGAAAGCCGGAGCGGGAGGAGGCGGCAATGGGTGATCCGATCAGCATCGACGGGCTGAACCAGTTCCGGGCCGGCCTCAAGGCGATGGACCGCGACCTGCCGAAGGCGCTCCGGATCGCGTTCAACGCCGCCGCCGAGATCGTCGTTGCCGACGCCCGGCCGGGTGTCCCGTCCAAGAGCGGGAAGGCCCGGGGGTAGGTGAAGGCACGCTCGACCCAGGCATACTCGCGTGTCTCCGGCGGCGGCAACAAGGCGCCCTACTACCCGTGGCTCGACTTCGGCGGTCGCGTCGGCAAGAACAAATCGATCCGCCGGCCGTTCCTGAAGGACGGCCGCTACATCTACGCCGCGTTCTTCCGCGGCCGGGACCGGTACGCCGACGTGCTCCAGGACGCGCTGGTCAAGGTCGCCGAGCAGGCCGGGATCGAGGTCGAGTAGATGGCCGGCAAGAACCAGGTCACCCTCACCTTCGCCGGCGACTCGACGAAGCTCGAACAGACGTTCGACAAGGTCGGCTCCTCGGCCAAGTCGATGAGCGACGACGTCGGGAAGGCATCGAAACAGATCGGTGACAGCGGCGCCGGGTTCGACCGGGCCGGTGAAGCCGCCGACGGCGCCGAGGGCAAGGCCCAAGGGTTCTCCGACACCCTGACCGGCACCAAGGACCTGATGGGCGGCGTCGGCGAGATCGCCAAGGGCAACCTGTTCGAGGGGTTCGTCCTGGCCGGCCAGGGCGCCGCGGACCTCGCCGGCGGCATGGCGTCGTTCCTGATCCCGATGGGCAAGGCGGGCCTGCTGAAGGCGTTCGCCGCGGCTCAGTGGCTGGTCAACGCCGCCATGTCCGCCAACCCGATCGGCCTGGTCGTGATCGCGATCGCCGCCCTGATCGCGATCTTCATCATCGCCTGGAAGCGGTCGGAGACGTTCCGCACGATCGTGACCGGCGCGATGAACGCCGTCCTCGGCGCCGCGAAGGCCGTCGGCAGCTGGTTCCGGAACACGTTCTGGCCGTGGATGCGCGGCGTCTGGGAGGCGGTGTCAGGTGCTGCCGGCCGGATGCGCGAGGCGATCGGCCAGACCTGGAACGGGCTGATCAAGTGGCTCGGCGGCATCCCCGGCCGGATCGGGTCCGCACTCTCCGGGCTGTGGAACGGGATCAGGAACGGTCTCAGTGCCGCGATCGGCTGGGTATCGGAGAAGGTGGCCGGCCTGGTGAAGTGGGCCGGTGGCATCCCGGGCCGGATCACATCGAAGGTCTCGGGCACCTTCGACGGGATCAAGGACGCCTTCCGGTCCGCGATCAACTGGGTGATCAACAAGTGGAACGACCTGTCGTTCTCGATCCCCGGCGTCGACACCCACATCCCCGGGGTGGGCACGATCGGCGGGTTCACCCTCGGCACCCCGAACATCCCCACCTTCCACGGCGGCGGCACCATGCCCGGCGCCCCCGGTACGGAGGGCCTGGCCCTGCTGCAGGCCGGTGAGCGGGTCACGCCCGCCGGCCGGTCCGGGGGCGGGGTGACCATCATCGTGAACGGCGCGCTGGATCCGATCGCAGTGGCCCAGCAGATCCAGCAGCTGCTGAGGAAGCTGAAGAACACCAACGGCGGTCTCGCGCTAGGACTGGCCTGATGGCGCTCCCGGTCACTCTTCTGGAGTTCGAGTTCACGGCAGGTGTGTGGACGGATGTGACGCAGTGGTGGCGCGTCACTTCACCGATCTCGATCACACGCGGACGCCAGGACCACTTAGGTGAGGTGCAGCCGTCGAAGTGCACCTTCACCCTGGAGGACAGCGACAGCCGGTTCACCCCCGGCAACGTGAACTCGCCGTACTTTCCGAACATCAAGAAGGGCCGCCGGGTCCGGGCTTCCCAGATCCACGACGGTGTCACGTACCGCCGGTTCACCGGGCCTGTGGACGAGTGGGCGATCGTCTGGGCTGACGCGTCGACCAAGGTCGCCGCCGTCACGATCACCGCCTCGTCCAGGACGGCGCGCCTCGGCCGAGGCGTGGAACTGCGCAGCATCGTCGAGGAGGAATATCTGCTCGACGGCCCAGCTGCGTACTACACCATGGGCGATGCCGAGGGGTCGGTGTTGGCCGGGAACAGTTCGGTGACATCCCGCCCCGCCATGGCGTTCGCAGGCACAGGAGCCAACCCGGTGTTCGGGAACGCGACAGGCCCCGGCACGGACGGCCTGACTTCCGTCTCGTTCGCCAACGGCAAGTACCTCACGGTGGCCTTCGGTCAGCAGGTCGTGAAACCGGCGGATACGACGTACTCGTGGGAGTTCTTCTTCAACACCTCCACCACCGCGCTGCGGGAACTGGGCCGCCTGTACATGCTGAACGGCGACACCGCGCAGGCCTTCATCACCGCCGCGGGGAAGCTGAACATTCTCTCCAACAGCAACGACGGGCCGATCTACTACGACCTGATCACCGCCGCGACCGTGTCAGACGGGGCGACCCACCACGCGCTGGTCCGGGCCACCATCAGCGCCGGCACGCTGACGTCGACCCTCTACCTCGACGGCGTGCAGGCCGACCAGGACACCTTCGGTTCGTTCCCCGGGTTCACCGGCATGGACCGGCTCGACGCCGGCGGCACTTCGGGCAGCAACACCATGACCGGTGTCCTCGCTCACGTCGCGGTCACATCGGGGACGACTGAACTGACCCTTACCCGGGTGGAGGCGCACGCCGACGCCGGCCTGAACGGATTCAGCGGAGAAAGTTCGGGGGTCCGGATCCGGCGGCTCGCCCTCTACGCCGGCGTCCCGGAAGGTGAAATCGACATCGAGACCGGTCTGTCGACGTCGATCGTCAACCAGATCACGAACGGCAAGACCGCGCTCGCGTTGATGACCGACGTCACCACGACGGAGGGCGGGGTCCTGTTCGACGCCAAGGACGGCACCCTCACCTTCCACGCCAGGAGCCACCGGTACAACGCGGCCTCGGTGCTGACGCTTTCCGGTGCCGGCGGGGAGATCCTCGAGATCGAACCCCGCCTCGACGACCAGGGCCTCGTCAACGACATGACCGCCAACCGTGAAGGCGGTATCACCGCCCGGGCCGTCGACCAGACCAGCATCAACGACTACGGCCTCTACCGCGACTCGATCACCCTGCTGACCACCTCGGACAGTGAGGTGCAGGACGCGGCGAACTGGAAGGTGTTCACCGGGTCGACACCGCTGGTGAAGATCCCCCAGGCGGCCGTGGACCTGACTCAGGCGAGCACTGCGCAGAAGACGGCGATCCTGGCCCGGGAGATCGGCGACCGGATCACCTTGGCCAACCTGCCGACGCAGGCGCCGGCGGCGTCGATGGACTTCTTCATCGAGGGCTACACCGAACAGATCACCGCCGCGCTGTACCAGATCGCGTTCAACCTGTCCCCGGCAGAGCTGTCCGGGGTGTGGCAGCTCGACTCCCCTGTCTACTCGCTGCTCAACACCACAACGAGATTGGGTTACTGATGATGCGCGACGGCTCGTTTTACGGAGTGATGCCCGGCGCGCCGGATGCCGCGTCAGCGCCGTTGCAGTACTGGCAGCCGCCGGGCCGGCCTCGTCTCGACGTGGGCATCAGCCCGGAGCCGCCGCTCAAGGTCTACCTCAACCATGGTCGGTGGATCGCCGAGTGCCCGGACTGTCACGGTGCCCAGCTCGCTTGCTGGACCGACCACCGGTTCCTCTGCAATGAGTGCGGCAACGTCGCCGTCGCCGGTCTGTGGCGGGCGATCATCTGGCCGGACGACCGGGAAGCGATCGAGACCGTCCTGGACCAGCGGTCCCCGGTCAACCAGAACTGGCTACCGGGCGAGACCATCGAGTATCTCCGGGCTGAGAACGCAGCCCACGGGGTGGTGCGCTGATGGCCTGGGTAGCGCCCCGCACATGGGTCGCCGGTGAGATCGTCACCGCGGCGCTCGGGAACCAACACTGGCGTGACAATCTACTGGCCCTGGCGCACGGATCGTGGGGCCGGGATGTGACTACCGTCGTCAAGTCCGCCGACGAAACCGTCACCAACTCGGCCACGCTGCAACTGGACAACCACCTGCTGTTCACCGCGGCCGCGAACGCGAAGTATCTGGTCGACGTGGTGCTGATCATGACGCAAACCGCGAACGCGGTGGGCGCCGACTTCAAGATGGGATTCAGCCTGCCCGCCGGCGCGTCCTGGTCCGGCGGCGCTCCGAACCCGGATGTCAGCGTGGGGGCCAGCGCGGCCGGCGACGGGAACTGGGCGGCGCTGCTGGGCGCTGCCGCGTCGGCGCTGCCATACGGCCTGGACGGGAATGCCGGGAACGACACGGTGCTCTTCCTCAAAGCCCTCGTCGAGATCGCCGGCACGGCGGGCACGGTGACTCTCCAGTGGGCGCAGAACACTGCGACGGCCGCTGTCGGCACCACCGTGCAGGCGAAGTCGTGGCTGCGCGCGGAACGAGTCGCCTGATGACCGCGCAACCCATGCCCTCGATCCCACAACACGACCCGAACGTCCTCGAGCGGTTGATCCGGATCGAGACCAAGCTGGACGACTCCCGGCACAGCGACGCCGACCACGAGGCCCGGATCCGGGCGCTGGAGGCCGAGCGTCACCCGGACCACGAGAGCCGGCTCAACGACCACGAGACGCGGCTGCGTCGCGCCGAACGGTCGCTGTGGATCGCGGCCGGCGCCGCGGCCGCCGGCGGCGGAGTCCTCGGGTCGATGCTCGGCCCGCTCATCAACCAGTAAGGAGCAATCATGATCGACACCGCGGACATCGTGTGCACCGCCAAGATCGTGTGCACCGCGAAGACCCCGGCCGGCGAGGGGCAGACCCGGCTGGGGTTCTCCCCTGACTACGCCGAGGGCCGCAACGCCGAGTGGGCCAAGTACACCCCGGGCCTGTCCCTGTCGATGACGGTGCTCGACCGGGTCGCCGATAAGATCGAGCAGGGCCAGGCGATCACGCTGCTGTTCGCCGAGGACGTCGACGTCTGATGATCCCGGAGCACTACCCGAAGGCTGACCGGTCGACGCAGTGGTTCTTCGACGACTACCCGGGCGTCGAGATGGAGCAGCTGCAGAAGCTGCTGCTCCACACCACCGAAGGCAGCAACTGGCCCTCCTATGACGGCGGCGCGAGGGCCCCGCAGCTGACGTACCACCCGCGGCTGCACAGCTGGCGGCAACACCTGCCGCTGACCCGGTCAGCGCGGGCGCTGCAGGACCCGGAGTCGACGCCGGTACGGGAGAACCGCGACGGCGTCATCCAGGTCGAGATCATCTGTTCCTGCGACCGCGCGTACGCCGACCTGCACAACCTGCAGCACGTGACCGAGCTGGACGAGCAGGCGATCGACGACCTGGGCGAGTTCGCTGGGTGGCTGCACACCGAGGCCGGGCTGGTGCTGCAGCCGGCGCCGCTGTGGCTGCCGTACCCGCAGTCCGGGCGCGCCGATTCCGCCGCCCGGATGACCTCGGCCGAGTTCGACGCGTTCCAGGGTGTCTGCGGACACATGCACGCCTCGGGCAACGAGCACGGCGACCCGGGCGCGATCCCCATCAACCAGATCATGGTCGCCGCTGCGACCCACGCCGAAGGAGACGGAACAACCATGTGGACCGATGACCAGATCGAGCGGGCGGTGAGAGCCGTGGAGGCGATCGCCGCCGACCAGGCGGTGATCAAACGCGAGGTGGTCGGCCTCAATGCCCGGATGGGCTACGTGGCCAACGAGGGGATGAAGGACGTCGACGCGCTCCGCGACAAGTTCGCGGGGCCGGACTGATGGGCCGCCTGGTGGCCGCTCTGCGGCGTCAGCCGGTCCGGGCCTACCTGTACGGCGTCCTGGTCCCCGGCGAGGCCCTGGCGGTCGCCTACGGGCTCGTCAGCGACAACCGCGGCGCGCTGTGGCTGGCGCTCGGCGCGGCCGTCCTGGTCGTCCCGGCGGCCGAGGCCGCCCGGGCCAAGGTGACGCCGATGGCCGACCCCCGGACCAAGGATGGCCGGCCCGCCGAGATCCTCCCCGAACCAGCCGATCCGCCGGGCGGCAGCTGGCTCCGCTGAACACGACCCGATCAGTGCATCAGGGTCGCAGCGAGGGTCGCGGCCGTGATCGCGAAGTCACCCTCGCGTGCATCCGAGCCGTCATCGGCGTACGCGTGCGCGGCGAGCTGCAACGCCACCGGCACACCTCCCCCGTCCGGAGCCTTGTAGACCACCGATCCAGACATCGTGGCATGACGGCCCAGCACTCGCGGAAGCACCGTGTTCGCCGACACGGCCCCCGGCACGGCCTCGTCAGCCGAGAATGTGCTGTCGTCGCCCTTCATCAACCAGGGCATGATCTGCGGGCGGACCTCGGGATCGCCGGCAACCGCGGCGACAGTCGCCTCCACCTGGGCCGAGTACGTCAGCAGGTAGGTGCGGCCCGGTTCCATAACGAGATCCATCGGGATCTCCGTCACCGCGCCGGCCGCGTAGACCGACCCGCCGACGTTCTTCACCATGACCGGGCTGGAACTGGTGTTCGCTTGCACGGTGCCCAACGCGATTGCTGCCCGGGCGTCAGGGGCGAGCTTGGGAAGCGACACGATGCCGTTGTTAAGACTCGCCCAGTACACCGATCCGTTGGGCACGGGCGTGGTACCAGTCGACCGGGCGCTGGCCGAGCTGGCCGCCCAGAAGCCGATCGCCACGACAGTGACGACGGCGGCCGCGGCGCGGCCCTTGGTGATCCTCATGGTGAACCCCCTTCATCCTGTCCGGACACGTCGATGTGCCCGGATCGTGCAGCGGCCGGCCTCGAACCGGCGACCCCCCCAACCGGGTCCGCTGCGATGATTCGTGAATCGTGAATCGTGTGTGTCAGGCGGCGAGTGTGTACGCCGTACGTGGCGAACCCCGCGAGCCGGGTTCCGGCGGCCGGTCCGGGGCGACCCCCATCACCGCGGCCCACTTCGACTCGTCGGAGGCCTCGACGTACCGCGCCGTGGTCTCCGGCCTGCCGTGACCGAGCAGCTCCTGGACGGCCCGCAAGTCCTTGCTCACCCGGTACGCAACGCTTGCGAACCGGTGTCGCAGCGTGTGGCCGGTCCAGTGGCCGGCGAGCAGCCGGGACAGCACCTTGCCGATCGCGTCCGGTTGCACGTGGCCGTCGCGGCCGGGGAACAGGTGGTCGGCCGGGGTGATCCCGTCGACGTAGTACCGCCACCCGGTGCCGGTCTTCCCGGCCGCGCGCCGGTCGAGCTCGGCCAGCACGTCGGCGCCGAGGTCGGGGTGTACGGGCACCCGGCGTTGCTTGCCGCCTTTGCCGTGCACGAGCAGCTTGCTCGCGTCCCAGTCGAAGTCGTCCGGGTGCACCTTGGCGATCTCAGCGCGGCGCAGGCCTGCGTACCCGGCGAGCTTCAGGATGAGCCGGTCGTGGTCGTTCGCGGTGAGCAGCGCGTCGACCAGGACGACGTCGGGCGTCGGCCGGGGCAGTGCCCGGGGCGGGGTGATCGGGTCGAGCTCGGCGGACGGGTTGGGGCCGGTGAGCCGGCCGGACTTGGCGGCCCACCGGTAGAAGGCGATCAGGCTCGCCCGGGCCGACTTGCGGGTCTCGGCCTGCCAGTCCGGGTTGGCCAGCCACCCGGCCAGCTGATCGACGCCGACCCCTGTGTCCGGCCCGGCGAACGGGTCGCAGTGGTGCGGGTCGGCCTTGGTGACGTCGACGGCGAACCGGCCGACGTAGTAGGTGCGCAGCCGGATGGTGCCTTCCGATCGGCCGGCTGAGCGCAGGTAGAACTTGAATGCAGCGATGGCGACGACCCAGGCGCTGGTCGTGTCGTCCACGGGTACCGCTCCCTCTGTTGGGTTCTGCACGAACCCCCGAGGTACAGAAAACGGTTCACCATTGCGCTCGGCTACGGATGAATTCATTCCGGTTGACCGGCCGTGTCGGTGGGAAGGATGACCGGTTCGGTTGCCCCATAGCCGGGTCCGGCAGGACCGATGTCGCCCCAGTCGGTCACCAGCTGAGATCGCAGCTGGTGCAGTTCGCGCAGCGCGACGTCGATGTCGGCCACGGCGTCACCGAGGGCGCCGTACCGCTGGACGTCGCCGCGGCGGCGCCACAGCGACAGGTGAACGCCCAGGGCGTTGATCGCGGCGGTGATCGGGTACATCGGGTCGGCGCTTACGGGCTCGGCGGGCCCGGTGGCCCGGTCCTCGGCGCTCACGCGTCGCCCTCCTCGTCGACGCGGATCCCGTCGTACTCGACCTTCACGCGCTCGAGCCGCGCCTGGGCGCTGTCCAGGTCGTCCTCGTCCCACCAGACGGCCGCCAGGCCGACAGTCACCTCGAGGTGGGGCGCGCGGGGCGCCGGCACCTTGACCCAGCCGCGCAGTTCGGCCTGGCCGGGGCTGGGCCGACGCTCGCTCCACTTGGCGCCGAGCGAGTCGGCCCAGGCCATGAAGGCGTCGCGGCGCTGCGACGGCGTACGGCCGTCGAGTAGCGAGATCTCGCCGGTGACGGCGTGCCCGCTAACCGTCCACGTCAACGCCGGCAGGTCTGCGGCCGCGGCGCGCTTGAGCAGCTGCTCGAGCACGCGCAACGAGCGCATCTGGCCGTGCAGATCGTCGCGGTTGAAGTGGGTGTAGGTGAAGGGCTCCGACTCGCCGGTGTCGATCGTCACCTCGCGGTCCCAGCGGCTGTCGGCCGGATCCAGCAGGCTCTTCCGCCGGCCGGTCATGCGGCGGCCGCCAGACCGTCGTCAAGGGTCGTTGCCCAAGGCCCTTGCTCCGGCCGGTAACCGGCAGGTTGTTGGTTCGAGTCCAACCGCGGGAGCACGACAGCACCCTCATCAGGCGTCGCCTGGTGGGGGTTTTCTCCTGTCTGGAGCCAGTCGAAATCGACCCCGGTCCGCAAGGCCCATAGGCGCAGGCTCTGCTTGGACGGCGGCGTGTGACCGTTGATCCAGTTGCTCGCTGTAGCGCGGACGACGCCGAGATAGTCGGCCATCTCCTGCACGGTCATGCCTGCGGTCCGAAGGGCCTTGCGCATGCGGTCCGCGAGATCGAATTGCGGAACCAACTCCCGATTGGTCATGCACAAACTCTTGCACGACCAAATGCGTATCCGCAAGACCCTTGCCAAGACTCGTGCCCCTGTGCTTCCGTTAGCCATATGTCGAACGACGAGACGGCCTTCGAGG